ACCATATTGAGAGTATATCTACCCTCTTTAAGATGCTCCTGCTCCCACTCCAGATCTAGACCCTTCTTCTGTGTGTAAAGGTCGTTCAGATGTGATTGCACCATCTATAACCTCCTCATAGGTTATTCTGTTTATCTTTGGATCATTCATTTCTCCAAGATATTCCCATTTTATATCACCTTTTCCCAATCTGTCAACAATTGAATTTTCTATATCTAATGGGCCATCGAGGCTATTTATAACAAATTCAGTACCATATTGGTACGCATATATTTTTACAATGAAGTTTTTAGGGTGCATTTTTCCTTTCTATTTTATGATTGTGGCGGAACTATGTCCCGCCACAAAAAATTAAAGTATTACGCTCCTGGTGAACCGAAAATACCTCTAGGGTCAGATACTCCAAATACGTATCTTTCTCTAGCTTTGTATCTTACGTTTCCAGTGTCGAAGTCACCTTCCATTTTAGTAGTCAATGGAGATCTTTCGAAATGTTTCATACCATTTGGCACGTCTGTAATAATCATGAACGCATCAGTATCTGTTAAGAAATTGTTAACAGAGTATCCTTGAGGAATCATCCCCATAGATTTGATAGCGTTGACATCATTATCAGCAGTTCCAACTCTACCAGCAGAAGCCATAAGTCTTTCAGCTGTGAATTGTAGTGCAGATGGAATGACCATCTTCATACCCTTAGCAGCAATTTTTAAACCTCTTTCATCTGTAAGAGCTGCGATGTCTATTAAAGACTGCTCCAAAGATGTTTCGTTTAAATCCGCTGCAGTTGCTAGTGTGTTCGAAAACGTTCCAGCAATTGTTGGGTGCGCTGTGTTAAATAAAGTTACACCATCACCTGAATTGAAAGTGCCACCAGGCATTCCATTATTAAGTGGGTTAACCGCTTTAACTTGTTTAGTTTGAGCCATAGATCTTGCTAAAGCTTTTGTATATCTAGAAGCAAGTCTGTCATACAGGTTGTCTTCAATAGCTTCCTCAGTGATAGCAAAAGCGAGAGCAATTGTCTCGTTAGTGTATCTTGCTGTGAAAGTTTCTTGAGCTTGATCGTACTTAACACCAGAACCTTCCGGTTTTACTGATGCTTGTGCGAATCCTGATAACATAACTTCTTCTTCAAAAGCTCTGTCAGATGACTCAGTTGTATAAATCTCAGCGGACTGATTTTCATACTGTTTATATTCCAGACCGAATAAAGCATTCAAACCTGGCTCTAGTTCTTTGACTAGTTGATTACGTGATATTGCCATAGTTATTCCTCCTTATATTCCGGCTCTTTGGGTATTTTGACCGATCAAGATGTGTTCTCTAATCTGAACTCTAAGAGCAAAGCCCTCAACAGTTGTATCAGAGTGATCAGGATCTCTCGAAACCCCTAGGATAAACAATTGTGCTTGAGTGTTCGCAGTTGTAGCAGAAATCTTTGATTTCGACATATACAACGGTGAAGCTCCTGCCTCTAGCACTTGATCCGCACAGTGTCCAACCTCATTTTGGTTGAAAGCTGTATCAGCAGACATTACTTCGAACATCTGCATAGGATCATCATTTATGAAAGCAACAATATCCGTAGCAGTGTTAGCTGCTGGCGAATAGTTGCTCCACGTTGGTTTACTTGTTGTAGCGTCAGTATAAAATACTCCATTCAGGGTACCCAGATTATTTACATCTGTGTTTCCTGAAGCAAGCACAACTCCGTCTGCTGTTAATTGACACAAAGCTGCGTGTGAAATTAAAGCTGATGAAGCCGCAACACTGTACTCAGAAAGTCCAGTGCTGTTATAGTTCTGCGCTATCTTTTTAATGGGTCTAAAACCGAACCCAGTAGTTGACGCATTAGCCATGTTGTTTTCTCCTTATGTACCTGCCCTTGCGGGCCTCCAGTACGGTTAATGTCATTCGTTGGGTCGATTAGTTAAAATTCTAACTTTTCTTACCACCGAAGGTCGTACGAGATTGTCTATCAATATTGATAGGCATTCCCTTATGCTGTTCCTTCATAAGATCGTTGTCTATTGCCGTCTGTTGATCTTGCGCTTGTTGTGCAAAATACTCTTGTCTGGCTTTTGCGATCTCTTCCGGTACCCTAGTCAGCACTAGGCCTCCGTGCCCGATAACCCCTGCGTATTTGCCGTCTGCGATTGCTGGAAAGTCCTCATTAGGATATTCGTCGGCTCTTACTAACTCATACCCGGACCTTAAGCGTCCTTGTATGTTTTTCGTGTCAACAAATCCCAAGACTTCTATCCTGACCCATCTGTGTCTGAATCCGTCTGGCGCGTTGGGCGTATCTAAGTACGATGGTGGAGCCCAAACTTTTGGTTGCACTTTTGGTGCTACCGTTTTTGATTGTGATTTTACTTTTGTAGAATCACTTTTAGTTTGACTCGCACGAGTTGGTTTTTTATTTTCCATATGCCTATACCTCCTTCGTGTTCATAAGTTGTTTCGCATACTCTTCTAGTGGCACACCTAATTTTTTCGCTATCGCGACTTGAGAAGATGTGAGTCTCACTTCTTTGCGACCAGTCTTTGTACTACGCGTTGCAGAGGCAACGTTCTGTGTAGGTTTACTAGTCTGTTTTTCTTCTACAGGTTTATCAAATTTATGCGGGAATTCAAGTCTTATTCTCTTGTCAACCTCTGCATAATATTCGTCAGATTGTGGGTCCATACCCTCTTCCTCTGTTAACTTCCTATGTAGATCGAATGCTGTGTAAGTCATGGCATTATCTGTGCCAAACCACTCATTTTTATCTGCCCAAGCCTCTGCTTTAGGGTCTCGAACAGGTTGCTGTTGTTGTCTTACTTGTTGTTGTTGAACAGGTCTTTCTTTAGCTGCTGTCTCTTCCATTTGATGTTGAGTTTTTATTTCAGCTAATTTACCTTGTTCATAACCTAACTGAGAAATAGCCGTTAAGGCTTCTACCTCAGCTTTAGAGTCTTCGTTAGTTCTTGCTGCTGCAAGTTTTGCTTGCGCTGCTGCTAACTGTCCAGATATTCTATTTTCCATTTCTGTAGCATAGTTTTTATCTAAAGATGTAGACTTAGCTTCAAACTGGTCTCTTTCTGTTTTAACTCTTTGTGCAAAAGCAATGGCTTCTTCTTTTTGCCTTTCTGCTTCACGCATTTTCTTAGTAAGTTTAGCTATTCTTTTCTTAACTCCTTCAGAATATTCTTCAACTTGCTTTTGGTTATCTGGTTGTTTATCACTCCCTTTTTCATCAACTTTCTGTTCAACCTTTCCGCCTTCGTCCTTTTCATCTCGAACATCAGACTGCTCGCTAGGTTTCTCAGATGTATCAGTGGGCTGATCATCGTATTTAATAATTGCTTCATCTTTTTTTACCTCGTTCTCGTATGTTTTATCTGCTTCGTTCTCTTTTTCTGGTAGCTGTACGCTTGCACCCGGTCCGGATGTATCTAAATCGACCATAGGCTCCTTAGATAGTTTTTCTTCTTCTGGCATAGTTTTTCTCCTTTTCTATGTTAAAATTCGTGGAATATATCTTCGGGGTTTTCCACGGTCGCTAAAACTTCATCATCATTAAGAAGTCTTATCTCACCCCCATCTATTTTAATTCGTGATCCTGCATATCTTGCAAAGATAATCCAATCACCTTTCTTGCACCAGGGACCTTCTGGATATCTTTCTTTATCATAACAGTGTGGGCCCATATCTAAAACTAATCCACAAGTTGATGCTACTTGTGAACGTTCTACTGTTTCGTCTGCTAATAATATACCACCTTTAGTTTTTTCTTTTTGTTTAAAAGGTAAAACTAAAATTCTCCAACCTGTTGGACTGGGAAGTTTTGATGATTCGTTAATTTCTTTTTTCTTAGTTGGTTTTACGCCTACTAATTCTTTATTGGGTAACTCAATTGTTGGTTTTTGAGTTGAGGTTGATAACGGTTCCGTCTTTGTCATTTTGCTCCTTTTTGTTTAGCAGGCTGGATATTTCCTGACTTAAATATTGATACGTTCGTATCTGACCTAACATATACTGATATTTTTCCATATTGTCAACAGCACCAGATGCCATTGCAGAAACAATATCATCATGTCTCATCTTTATTATTTTTCTTACTTTATCTATAAATGTCATTTCATCCATTATTTCTTTTTCCTTTTCTTTATTATTTTGCTACCATATTTTTTACTCCACTTTTTTGCAATGGTAGGTTTTTTTGCAAATAAGTATTTTCTTTGTTTTTCAGATCTAAAGGGCACTTCTTGGCTCCCTAAAATCTTCAATTGCTTTTAACTTTTCTTGTGCATCTGCAATTTTTTGAAACAGCTTATCTATCTCATCTATGTGTTGAGGATGCTCTCCAATACCCACAGAATTCTCTAAATATATTTTAATAGTAGCGTCTGCTTCTGAAATTTGTGCTGTATATCTATCTTCTAGTGCATCTAATATTGCATTCTTCATTTAACATTTCCATCGTTTACGTGCCTGTCTTAGTCTAGAATTAGGATCTTTTGCAGCCTTTGGAAATTGTTTCATTTGGCCTGCGCTTCTCGCACAGTACGACTTACGTCGATTTGCAGCTTTTGATCCTGGTTTAACTTTTCCAGTCACGGCTGTTTTTAATTTTGAACCGGGATTTTTTCTTCTATAGGCAGCGACACCGGCTCGTGTCATACCTGCTCCAGACTTCGTAGGTCTGAAGTTCTTTTTGTTTCTTGCAGGCATGTTGTCCTGTTTTCTCATGACTATTTTTTAGCAGTCTTCGCAGATCTTTTCAATGCCTTATCAGTCACAGTTCCTTTACCGGGTTTGCTAGTGCCTCTTTTTTTGGCTCTGTTCATGTAATAATACAAACCTTTCTTGACTCTACGTCCGTCTTTAGTTGTATGGTAAGCACTAGATGCCTTACCACCTTTTTTGTAACCCATTATTTTTTTGGCTACGTCAGGTCTTTCTGCGGCTAATTTATTCATACCTTTTGAAGGGTATTTTTTATTTCCGTTATCACTTCTCATGTTTCTCCTTTTAACTTTCGTCTAAAACTAATTTACAGTCGGTGCAATATTTAACAGTTTTAGAAATCCTGTTTGCATGTTCGCAGATTTCTTTTACTTCAACTTTGCATCTACAAAATCTTCCAAAAATTTTTTCAATAATTTTTTTAATCATTATCTATTTATTTTTCCTGATTTTTTAGCTTTGCTTCCGAATTTTCCGTAAGACTCATCTCTAGAAGCTTTTAATTGCTTCTTAGTTCTTTTCTTACGAATTCTCATAGCAATAGACTCATCTTTTCTATCTTTGTAGCCTTGTTTCTTTTTCTTAACACGACCACCTTTTTTGTACATAGCACCACCTTCCATGCCCATGTCCGATGGATAATAACCAGATCTCATATCTCGTCTCATCATTCCACCGCCCATAGCTTTTACTCTACCTCTAGGTTCTGCTACTTGTTTGTTAAATCTTGGGTTTGCCATTTTATTTTCCTCCTTTATAAGCTCTTCCGAAACCACGTTTTGCGGCTCCTGTTTTTTTAAATCCTGACTTGGTTGCACGTCCGCCTTTTTTAGCTGCAAAATCTCCGTAAGCTAATCCAGACATCGAACCTTGATATGGATTTTTTATTTTAGGGACTCTTAACTGAGGAGGTAATGCTCCTCTCTCCATTTGTTTTTGTGCTGCAAAAGTCCCAAACCTTCCTTTAGTATATGGTTTACCATCTCTATAAATATATTTATCTCCAACAAAAGCTGTCTTTGGATTTCCAACACCGGTGTTGCCACCTTTAATTGTGTAAACTTCACCTTTGTCAGTTACTCTTTTAGATAATGGATTTTTCTTGGGTCTAGCAGGCATGCTATCCATAATAGTTTTAGGAGTGCTTACAACTGTTTCTTTAAACTCTATATCGTTTTTTGGCATACTGTATGCTGCATCTGAAGTAAATTTAGCTTTATCACTTCCAGACACACCTGTTCCTTTGCCTCTGTTAGCTAAAGCTAAACCAGTTCCAAGTAGTGCTAAAGCACCAAGAATTTTTTTATTTCTTCTTCTAGATTTTTTGCTCATTATTTTTTACCATTCCTAAATATTTGTGTTCCCTTTATACCAAAAATACTACCAACTACAAGGATCCAAAGTGAAGTGAACCATGTCGGCAACGCCGCGAAATGCTCAAAAAAGATCTTAATCTTATCAAGAGCCACCGGATCATTGCTGAAGACCCCATATGCAAGCACAATTATGGGCGCGCTTAATATCACAAGAACGAACTCGTCCTTGTAGTCGTTTTGACGGGCTTCTAGAAGTTTACCTTGGTAAGCTTCCTCACCTCGAGCTTGTCTTTCCGCATGCAATAGCTGTGCGTCCGACATAGCGACTTTTGCCTTCTGCTTATTAGCATAAATTTTACTACCAGCAGAGACGGCTAATTTAATTGCCGATAACCACATACTAGTACCACTTAACTGTAGATTTTTTAGAAGCTAACATTCTTCTTTGGCCACCAACTTTATTTACAGTTGGCTCACCTTGAGGAATTTTAACTTCAACTTCTTGTGCATAACCATCCGCATTTACAGAAAGAGTATTGTTAGCATCTGCTTTTGGTGTATCAGATACAACTTTCCCAATGTAATTTGGATTGTTTTTTGTAAAGAATGTTTTTCCTTTTCCCATAGTTTTTCTCCTTTTAGTTTCTTATACTATCTTTTAGGACCTTTCAAGATCCTAACATCAGTTTGTTTCATCATGTCATTGACCATTTTTGCGTCAATACCCATTTGTGTTTTAGTTAGCGAGGTATCAGCTCTTAATTCAGCTAATTCTTCGTTTTGTTGCAGCTTTTCATCAAACTGTTGTTGACCCATTAATTGTTTGGATTTATCTAAATTAATCTTTTCTTGGTCTTGTTCACGTTTGACAGTGTCGTCCATAGCTCTTAAATCTAGTTCTCTTGCTTTTAATTTAGCAATTGGGTCGCCATTAAACTCACCCATAATTTTATTCTCTTCATTTTTAAATTCTTCGGTCATTTCTGCAATTAATTTAGCTTTTCTAGACTCTAAATTCATTGACATCTGCATAATCTGCTGTTGATACTGCGGATCTTGCTGTAACATTGGATTTTGTTGCACCATTTGTTGCATTTGCATCAATTGTGCGATCTCATCTCTAAATTCTACCTCTAATTGCTCTTGTGCCATCAAAGAAATGTGTTCAAAAATGTTTTTTTCTAGTGCAGCCATTACAACAGGGCTATTTCGAGCCATATTTGTTGCCATAAAGTTTAAATGGGTCGTAATATGCGCTTGATGGTCTTGTCCTTTGAATGCTTGGAACGGTTTATTGCTCATTGCAAGAATATTTTCTGTTGCAGGGTCCATTGGTTGTGGTTGTTGCGGTGGTGGTAAAATTTTATCGATATTTTTTACACCAATCGCTGTGTACATTGCATGAAACGCTTCATATAAGTTATGCAATTGCGGATTTGACATTGCAAGTTGTAATTCTGTTTGTGCTAAACTAATTCTTTGTGATTGAGAAAATATATTTGGATCTGCAATTGGAATAATATCTACTTTATCATCAAAATCTGTAACTTTAATATTTCTTTGTCCACCTACAACGTCGTATGGATACTCAGCTGGTAGATAAGTTTTAAAAACTCCAGCCAATAAACTAAATTCATTCTTCATCGCCACATACAATCTCTTGTGTATGGCTGACATGACTCTGGAACCACGTTCTAAGAGAGCTATGGTCGTCCCAACAGCTGCTTGTTGGTTGCCGTCACCGACCTGCATGTCAGCTATGGCGGCAAATCTTTGCCCTGCCTGTACCACTATCCCCATTAACTGTAATAAAGTTGGTGAGGGTTCTTTAAATGGTAAAGGCATAAATGCATCTTTGATACTTCCTCCAGGTGCATCTACATCTCTGAATTCTCCAGGTTGAATCGCTTGTGCTTCGTCTCTAACTCTGATTCCACGTTGTTTAAATCCTGCCGGTAAATTACTTAAAGTTCCTGCGTCTAACAATTGACGTAATGCAGTAGTTGCCGTTCTAGACAAACCACCGATCATATGAATTAATCCAAAACCATAAAAACCCATTCCAGGTAAAAATTTAAAATGAACAAAATAATCTATTTTAAGTTTTTGTGGATTGTCTGCTTGATAGTTTCTTCTAATTGATAATATGTTTCTTCCGCCCATTTCAAGAGTTACAATGTATGGAAGTTTAATTCCTGTTGGTTCTCCTGATGAGTCTTTGTCTTCAAAACCTTCTAAATCTAAATCTGTATGAACTTCTAATACAGTATAAATATCTTCGTCTCTAGTTTTTTTAATTCCTTCTAGTTCTCTTTCTTTTTTCTCTACTTCTGTTTCTTGATTGTAACCAGGTGTTAGTTCAATGTCTTTATAAAAACCTGAAACTTGTTTTTTTCTTAAATCATTTTCAGACATTTTAATTACATGCACTACTGCTTCAGCATCTTCTAGTGAAGTTGCAGTGTATGGAACAACTAAGTCATCCGCTGGTACAAACTTGGATACAGCTCTGCCTAAAAGTTCGTCATAGTAGACTTTCTTAAAAGCAGAGCCACTAAGAGGGAGATAAAAAAGCATTTGATCGAACTCGGGTTCATACTCTTTCATCACATCCATGAGCTGATAGTTCATGAATTCTTTAACTCTGTTTGATTGCTCTTCTCGAGCTCTATCTGCAAGTCCAACTATTTGTGTGTGTACTGGACCGTTTGCAGGTAATAATTCTTTGTAAGCTTGTGCTTGAAATTGTGTAACTGCTTCTGCTAACACTGGGTGTGTTGCACCAGAAGCTCCTTGAAATGGTTGAGTTGGATTTTCATATTTAAATCCTAAAAGATCTAAACCTTTTGTGTAAGTATCTTCCCAAGATTTTCTAGAAGATTTGTATTGTTCGAAATTTGCTGCAAGTTCTGATCCTAGTCTACCTAACACATCTTCAGGTAATAATTCTGCTAAATTATCAAAATGTGATTCTGTTCCAGGTTGATTAACTGCTTCTGGATCAAAATTAATTGTAGCACCTCCGTCTTCTTCCTGAGTTATTTGTACATCATCTGGTCCAACTTGTTCTTCAACAGTTGTTTGTTGAGCTTCAACAATTTCCTCTTCGCCAGGTACTTTAATTTCAGTATTTACGTTTGGTAATGGTTTGTCTATTTCTGCCATTTATATTCTCCGAGTTCTCTATTGTTTTAACTTGTTTTGTGGGAACATTCAACCCTTGTGAGTCCGGTCCTTTTAAAGGCGGGATCTCCTTCCATTTAACGTGTTGCATATTTGCAACAAGAGTTTTATTCTTCACTAAACATACCTCTTTTGTTTCTGTAATCGTCAAATGTTTCATATCCACTAATACCTAGTGATAACGCTAATCCAGGTAATCCGAATCTTCGAGATACAGTTTTTAAAACATTTGGACTAATTCCAAGT